ATGACTTCGACCATCTTCTGCACAAGGACCGGCTCCACTTTTACAGTGTAAACCTTCTGGCGCGGGCGCTTCGGGCCGTGGAGCTTCACGCCCATGACGGTGTGCTTCGCGCGCCAAGCGTCGAAGAAGCTGTCCATCCAGATCTCGTACTGGATGTCAGTGAGGGGGCCGTTCCACTGGGCGTAGAGCCCGGTGATGTAGCGAGCCAGTGTGGCGTGGTCCTTCGGGGTCATTGAGGACCGGAGGTCAGCGAAGTCGCGACGGATGCGGGAGAGGGTGATCATCGTGGGCTCGGTCAGCGAGGGGTGAAGTGGTTGTTCCCGCTGATGGAGACACTATACCCAGTGACATCAGCCCTGTCAACACGGGTACATAGCGAAAGTTAAAAAAAGATCAGGATCACGTGCTGGACGCGATTCTCAGCGAGACTTGACAGATTACGGGGCGTGGCTGCCCTCAACACGCGGCCCTCGGCCGGCTGATGCAGGGGTCGGCTTGATGCAGGGGTGATGCAGGGGTCGAGCAGGGGTCGGCGGACCCCTGCATCCTCGAGAACGCCGTGCCAGTGGTCAATCAGCAGGGGTCGCAGGGATAGCAAGGGTAGATAGATAGATAGAGTATAGGAGAGGGGAGTAGGGATGCACGCCGCCGCGTACCTCGGGCCTGTGTCCCATCTCCAACCCCTCTATGGTAGATACCCCTGCGTGACCCCTGCGACCCCTGCTGTTTGCCGTGCTGGACGCGATTCAGGGGTCCATGCAGGGGTCGGCGGACCCCTGCATACCCCTGCACGGACCCCTGCAGGGGTCGGGCTGCACAACTACATGTAGGACTTAGTGGTAGGAAAACGAGTTATCTTTACATTGTAAAAGCCAGTGAGGACTTAGTGGCAGGAAAACAAGTTATCTTTAGTTTGTAAAAGCCACGCGCTGCCTCGCTTGCGCCCCAGGGTTAGGGGTGCTACCCTTAGCGCGAGGTCCAAATGCACATCATCATCGACACCGAAACGACGGGCCTGCCGTCGTCCCCTTTCGCATCGCCCATCGCGGTCGGTGCCGTCGTGATCTCCGATCAACTCGAACAGATCTCGGAGTTCCACACCCTCGTCCGTCCCGACCTCATCCACACGGGCGAGTACGCCGACGCGCAGCGGGTGCATGGCATCCCGATCGAGCGTCTGTTTCAGCCCGATGTTCCCAGCAATCGCGAGGCCGTCGAGCGTCTTCGGGCGTGGTGGGAAGCGCATGATCGGCCCATGCTTCACGCCTTCAACATCAGCTTCGACGAGATGATGATCCGGCGCATGGGGTGGGAGCCTCGCGGGTACTGGGGTGAGTGCATCCAACAGCGGGCATCACAGGTCATGGGCGTTGGGCGGGCGTCTCTCAACGCGGCCGTCCGCCACTTCGGGCTGCCGGGCAGATTGCCCGATGCGCCGCACAACGCGCTGGAAGATGCGCGGCTGGCGGCGACCGTCGCCATCGCGGCGGGCATGTTCCGATGATGCGCTGCCCTGTTTGTGATGCGGAAACCGTCGTCAAAGAAACTCGGGCACCCGACCGTGTGCGTCATCGCGTGATTGCCGCCCTGGCGCTGGAAGTTCCGACCATTGTCGTTCGACGGCGGGCCTGCGCGGAACACGGTACATTCATCACGATCGAGCTACCCCTCGACGAACTGCAACTCCTTCGGGGCAACTACAATGCAGCTTAGTCGCAAGCAGCAGGAAGTGGTCCGCTGGCTCCTCGACAATGGGCGGGAGGACGCCCCCTACGCCGCTGTCCAGGCGGGCATCGTGTCGGGTACAGCCATCTCCAAGTGGGGCGGTGCTGCCGTCGTGACCGCGTGGTGTGCGGAGTACAAGCACAGTCTTCCGCCACCTCCGATGACCCAGGCTGAGATCACCGGCGAGATCCAGGCCCTCGTCCCTGATGCACTCCGCACCATCGCGGAAACTCTCCAAAGCGGGCGCGGTGATCGAGTCTCGGTAGAACTCGCCAAGTGGGTGCTGAAGGACGCTATGGCTCCGCAACAGCCAGTCGTCAAGCCGGACTCGCCCGACGAGGCTGAACTCAAAAACCTGATCAGCGTCTCCTTCGGCAAGGCATGACCTTCGTCCCGCCGAGTGTTCCCCAGCATCTACGCAAGGATGTCTCTCGGCTCCTTGCGGATCGCCTTGCTTTTTGCAAGATGTTAAATATCAAAAACAAACAGCGCCAGAAGTTTGAGCCGTTTGATCCAAACGATGCACAGCGGAAACTCTGGGAGTTGATGGACGAACACCCGCGCATCATCGTGATCAAAGCGCGGCAGGTCGGCATCAGCACGGCGGTTCGGGCGTGGCAGTTCCATCGGGCCTTCACCTCGGCAGACCCGATCAACTTCGCGGTGCTCTCGTTCCATGATCGCTCGGCCAAACATCTTCGGCGGATGGACCGGCACTGGCTGAACAACTTGCCCCGTCTCCTGCGCCGCGACCTCGCCGTGGACAGCGCAGAGGACACCATCTTCGAGGATACGAGGGCGGGCTTCTCGTCTTTCACGACCGGAGGCAGAGGCGGCACTCGCTCCTTCGAGTTCAGCGGGGCACACCTCTCCGAGTTCGCTTTCTACGACGACCCCGATGAAGTGTTGGCCCAGTCGCTCTCAACAGTGGGCGACGGGCCTCTGATCATCGAGTCCACCGTCAACGCTCCGGGCGATGCGTTCCACCGGCTAATCGAGGGTGCGCCCGAGAACGGGTGGCGCGTCTACACCTACTGGTGGCACGAACATGAGCCGTACCGCGATGAAAATGTCCCAGCAGACTTCGAGCGCACAGAGGAGGAGGATGACCTATCTGCACGCTACGGCCTGGATGACGCCCAACTGTGGTGGCGACGACAGCAGATCGCCACCCTCGGACTGGCAAAGTTCCGGCGAGAGTACCCGTCCTGCCTCGATGACGCCTTCCTTTCCAGAGACGCTACCTACTTCGACCCCGCCGATCTCGACCAAATAGAACAAATCTGGTTTGATACTTCCAAACGAGAGTTTGATGAGCCGGATGAGGACGAGCACTATGTCATGGGCGTCGATGTAGCGGGCGGAACAGGAGGCGACTACTCCGCTCTTGTCGTCGTCGCGCTGGGCTCCATGCAGCCCGTCTACATCGAGCGTTCTAACACCGATTCTCCGGTGGACTGGGCAGCGCGTGTAGTCACCGTCGCCCAGCGTTACAACAATGCACTCGTCCTTTGTGAGTCAAACAATCACGGGCATGTGGTGCTCCGAGAGCTTTACACGCTAAAGTACAAACGACTCTGGGCCGACGCGGATGGAAAGCCGTGGACAACAACGGTCAAGTCGAAGCTGGACGCCTTCGAGTGTTTGCGAGAGCACATCAAGGCGGGCATCCTGTTCCGCCTGGATCAGTCAAGCCTGCAAGAACTTCGAGCCCTTGAAGTCCGCAAGGTTACGCCAGAAGCACCCTCCGGGCTGCACGATGACCTTGCCGTTGCGCTCGCGCTCGCTTACCGTTGCATCAGGTCCGCTCCTACTTCTCAACGCCGTGAGGCACAGCGCGGCATGATGGATGACTTCATCAAGCGTCAGCGCGTCAACCGGATCCGAAAGTCTGCCCTCCCTTGGAGCCGCGCTACATGATCACGCCGAAGTCCGCTCGCTCCATCTACGAGTCTCACACTCGCTACTGGGAAGACCGCCGTCCCGAAATGCGCAGGCTCCGCAACGCCTACTTGATGCGCTACTGGCAGCGGTCGATGAACTACGACGACAGCCTTCTGATCGAAACAAGCCGGGCCTACGAACTGATCGAGAGCTATGTTGCAAGCCTCTTTATCCGCGACCCGTCTGTTGTCGTGAAGCCCGACCTTCGGGGCAACGGCGATCCCGAGTTGACGCAAGAGGTCGCAAACTACTGGCTCCTGAACACGCGCCGGGAGATCGAAGACGCGCTTCGCATGGCGCTTATTTACCCTTGGGCCGGGATGAAGTTGTGCGCGAATGACACGCCCGATGTTCTTCGGCGCGTGGATATGACGCCCGTCGCACCCTGGGACATCCTCGTTGATGACGCTGCCTCGTCGTGGTCAACCCAGCGGTTCATCGGTCATCGCTACTACATGCCGCTGGCCGAGGCCAAACGGAAGTACGGCAACAAGCAGTACAGCAAGCGGACCTTTGCGCGCTACATTGACCGTCAAGATGAAGACGACACACCCGCGTACCGCCGGGATGAAGACAGCATCGACACCCCCATCGAGGACTTCATCCTCGTTGTCGAGTTCTATGATCTCGTCAAAGAGAAGATGTTTGTCTGGAGCCCTGACTTCAAGAACGGCGAGAAGTTCCTGTACGACGGCATCGCGCTTGATGTGGGCGTGGCCGAAGACGGCGAAGAGATTGAGCAGGAGAAGTTCGACGGCATCCCATTTCAGACCGCATCGGGCAAGCCCGTCGTGCCCATTGTCCCCATCTACATGAGCCGTGAACCGGACGAGCCGTTGCGCGGGTACAGCGCGCTGCGCCGCGTGTATGACCAGATCGTCGAAGTCAACACGATCCGCACTTTCCAGGCAAACGGCATCCGCAAAGCCGCCCGTCAATGGATGGTGCAGGCTGGGCTCCTTGATCCCGAGTCTATGGCGAAGATCGCGCAGGGTCAGGACGGCGAGTTCATCGAGGTCGAGCTTTCACCCGGTCAAGACCTCCGGGCGTCGATCGCTCCGGTCCCGCACACTCCGACCCCGCCGGAACTCGAAACCTACATTCAGCAGGTCGAGTCCGACTTCAGCCGGGGCAGCGTGATGGCACCCTTCACGCGGGGCCAAGCGACCAAGGCAACCGCGACCGAAGTCACCGCACTCGCCGCGTACTCGGCCTCTGAGATTGGGCGTCAGGCTCGAGAGCGCGATGCGGCGATTGCCCAGGCTGCCCAGACCTATGTCGTCATGCTGGCAACGCTGATGGATGATGGCGATGTCATTGTCCGGCTCGGGGGCAAAGCACAAGTTGTCACGCCCAGCGATCTGCGCGGTGACTTCTCCTTCTTCGCGCAAGACTCGGGCTCCACGCCAATGAGTGAAGCGGTCAAGAAGTCCGAGTTCACCACGCTCATCCCGCTCCTGCAACAACTCGGTGTGCCGAACGAAACGATCCTCAAAACGCTGGTCCGTGCCTACGATCTTCCAGAGGACTTCCTTCCTGAGATCGCGCCGACTGCGCCTCCGGGCGCACCCACAACGGGGCCAACGCCGACCCAGCCGCTCCCGCCTGAAGCCGCTGCCATGCAGGCGATGGCCTCTCCGAGCCCGTCGAACATCGCGCCCATGCTGCCTTCCGGTGGAGTTGTCTGATGCCTCTCTACGAGTACGCCTGCGCGGACGGTCATCTGTCCACCTACCTCCGCAAGTACGAAGACCGGGACACCGTCTCGAACTGCGGGTGTGGAAAGCCTGTCGCCCGTCTCGTCTCCGCTCCTGCCAAAACCGCGTGGTCTTGGGGGGACTCGAAGTGGGACGGTTACCACGACCGGGGCCTGAATATGAAGCTCCGCGATGCCAAACACCGTGAACAGGTGATGAAGGCGCGCGGGCTCCGCGAGGTCAACGACGGCGAGGTTGAAGCCGAGATCCGTCGCGCAACGCGAGAGCAAGAACAGCACGACAGGAACATGAAGACCTACCAGACCGTGCTCAACGACACCGGCTCCACCGCAATTGCGGCGGCCGTTACCTTCCCCGACGCAGGAGTGACCCCGTGAAAAACGAGATGACCGCCATGAAGGAACAGTACGACGAGTCCGCCGAGATGATGCAGGAGGATATGGACTCCATGCTCCCCACCATCAGCGGGCGTTTTGGCAAAGCCGCCCTCAACGGGCTGGTCAAGAGCTTCAACACCGCCCTCGAAGCCGCCGGTTTCCCCGGAGACTACCCCACCTTTGACGGCGATCAGACCGCTCTGCCGCCCGACTTCGTGCGCGGGCTGGCGATGATGGCCGACGCCGCAGAGGAGACTGGCTCCGGGGTCAGTCTTACGCTGGACGGCATCGCCGACGATCGGGGCCTCGTCTTGATCGCGGGCAAACTTGATGCGCTGGCGAAGTCGGAAGCCTTCAAGAAGGCGATGAGTGAGCCCCAGGGAACTGAACTCGAAGTTGAGATCACAGCCAAACCCGAAGAAGACCTGATGATGGAGCGTGCCTGATGAGCGAGAACACCGCACCCGTGCTTACACACACGGACACGGCGGCCCGCGACGAGGTGGCCGCTGCCACCCCGGAGAACGCCGGCAGCCGCAACCCTGCACCCGGCGACAAGTACAAAGCCGAGATCAACAGCCTGCTGGACGCTTACGAGAAGAAGCAGGCTCGACTGTCCCAGGAGAAGCCTGCGCCTGAGCCCGAGGGCCTGCGCGACGGTGAGTCCTGGGATTCCGTCTACGCCTCCCAGCCGCCTGAAGTTCAGCGGGCGATGGCTGAGATGCGCAAGATGATGACGCGCAAGACCCAGGAGCTTGCGCTCGAAAAGAAGAAGATCGAAGCCCAGCACAAAGCGTTCACGGAGTCTGGGCTTCTGGAACAGCTTGCGCGCGAGGCAGCCGGCGGGCCGCAAGACTTTGACCCGTTCAATGCCGATCATGTGAAGGCAGCGATCGAGGCCAAAGTCGCAGCCCGGCTGAAGGAAGTGTTGGAGCCAATGGCGGCCCAGCATCAGCAGACGGAGAAGGTTGCAAAGTACGAGGGCTTCAAGTCCGAACACCCCGACCTTATGGACAACCCCGACATCAAGCAGGGCGTCGTCGCTGCGCTCAAAGCCGACAAGAACCTGAGCCTCGAAGCCGCCTACTGGATGGTCAAAGGCAAGATGCTTTCTGCCAAGGAGGCGGCCGTTACACAGCGTAAAGAACTCGAAACACGGGCGGCCAAGCGTGCAGCCCTCATCACCGACCGGGGCACCAAGCCCGGCACTCCGGTCATCAACTCCCCGGATCTCAAGGCGATGAGCGCCTTTGACATCTACAACACCTTGAAGGCTGCGCGAAAGTAGGCTACCCTTGGTTCAACCCACCGTGGCCCCCGTAAGGGACACGCCACACCGGGTCGGCCCCGTGTAGCGGACACGCCAACCTTCCCTTCGTTTCCCCTCCGAGAGTCGTACCATGCCCGTTACTACTGGTGTGCAAAACGACATTCTCGCTTCGACACTGCGCATCCTGCGGGACCGGGAGGTTGACAACACCTTCCGCATCATCCCGCTGCTTGACGCAGTGAATCGACTCGGGAATGTGGAAGATGTCGATGGCGGAAGCTACATCGACGCCCCCGTGATCCTCACCGATCACTCCACCATCACCCAGTTGACCACCGGCTACGAAGCCGTGTCGCTTGCGGTGAAAGACCC